ATGATATAATTATATCACGAAATAATCTTACATGATATAAACAGCGACTACCTCTGTTAGTCAAATCTATCGACCATGAATCGACTTCGCGTCGATTCTTTTTTTATTTGACGTAAAAATGAGGCTAGAAATCCTGTACGTTCAGCATTTGTAGCTTCATCAAACGTCAGAGGTATGTTTTTGGCAAAAAACGGAGAGTTGGCTAGGAATAATTAGCAACCACGTTCAATTTGTCAGGATGTACAGGCGAAGATATCTAACAAGTATGAGAGTGACTGCGAGCACTCTTGTACGTAAAACGAAAGGAGCTGAAAAATGGCAGCGAAAAACAAACAGATCAAAAAAATCATTAGCTGGGTAGTTGGTTTACCGGCGGCGCTAATTGCAATCAGCGAGCCAACAGACTTGCGCCTCTGGTGGGTGCAGTTCGTGGCAATCGCGGTGCTGGCGGTCGTATTATTCGCCAACGGCGTGTTCGACGAAACTATCCAAGAATTAAAATCGCGAAAGGAGATTTGGCGATGAAGATACACGTAAACGTGATACCGTCACCAGCTGAACTGGTGACGGTACATAAGCGCGAGCCTATCAATATGGTGATTGACAGGCTGCGCAAGTTGGACGACCGTGACTTCGACAAGTCGGTCAAAGCAGCGAAGTGGTTGCGGGTTTTCGACAAAGGAATGAAGTGGATTGAGGGTAAGTTTTATGGACGAAAATAGTTTGTTTGAAAAATTAGAAAACCTAATCGATCCGACATTCCTTGACCGTGCTTTGGCGGGGGAGGCGTAAGTGGAAAAACCTATTGAAAACGTCAACCATTGGTCATACTCATCGGCTAAGAATATCTATCACAGTGGCATTGATTACGCTGTAGGATTGAAACTTGGCTTGATCGAGAAAACCTATGGCAAGGCTGTAGATATCGGTAAATTGGCACATGCTCACCTACTTGGCGGCGAGCAAGAGTTCGTAGTCAAGCAATATCCAGACTATCGCACAAAAGAGGCGAGAGACTGGCGTGACGCACAGACACTGCCAATCATTGATGAAGATGAGTTTGAAACGATTTGCACAATTGCTGAGCGAATCAAAAGCCACCCGCTGGCAAATCAGCTGGTGCTTGACGAGAACGCTCGCCATGAAGTTGAGCTCAAAGCCAAAATCGAGGGCAAGGACTGGGTTGGTCGAGCTGACGTTGTTGGCGTTCAGGGCGACGAAATTAAATACTGTCTTGATGTCAAAACCACCGCACGGTTTGACGATTTCAAGTGGGAAGCTCGTCGAATGGATTACGACTTGCAGGCGGCACTTTATTCACTGATCGCTAAGTGCGAGAGCAAAGAGTTTTTCTGGGTTGTGGCTGAGACGGTCGCACCATATCGCGTCGGCGTCGCCACAGCATCGCCAGAGTTTATCGATAGCGGCTTCGTGAAACTAGAGCGAATCGTTGGTGAGATCAAACGCTTTGACAAACGTCCTGGCAAAACAGACCTCGAAAAGGTCAACTTTAATATAAACGAAACCATGGACGACATCCTCGTTCTTGGAGATTGGAGCCAATAGTGACAGAAACAGCTATTCAAAAAACAAGCAGTACCACGCTGACGCTGCAACAGCTAGTGAAATCTGATGCGATCATAAAGTCGGCAGAGCGAACGCTTGGCAATAAAGGTAGACAGTTCCTGACCAGCGTACTAGCGCTGGCGAACAGTAGCCCGACGATCGCCGAATGCGACCCAATGACAACGTACAATGCTTGTCTGACGGCAGCGACACTTGACCTACCAGTCAACCAAAACCTAGGTTTTGCTTACATTGTGCCATACCGAAACAAGGGCAAGATGGAAGCGCAGTTTCAGATGGGCTGGCGTGGATTCGTCCAGCTGGCTATGAAAACCGGACAGTTTCAGAGCCTGGGCACGCGAGCAGTTTACGAAAATGAGCTGGCTGACGTAGATAGTTTTACAGGCGAACCGAAGTTCAATTTTCAAGCAAAGAAAGAAGGCAAGGCTATCGGCTATATGGCGTACTTTATTTTGCTGAATGGCTTTCGTAAAGCTGAGTTTATGAGTAATGAGGAGATTGAAGTCCACGCTAAAAGATACTCAAAAAGCTACAAGAGCGGCTATGGTGTTTGGAAAGACAACTTTGACGCGATGGCGAAAAAGACGGTCTTAAAGCTACTGTTAAGTCGCTACGCGCCGCTGAGCATTGAAATGCAAACAGCGATTACTGAGGATCAAAAAGTTGGCGACGAATACGCTGACAATAAACCAGGGTCATCACTGGAAGTTGAAGATGCTGAAGTAATTTTGGAGGAAGACAATGGCAGCAATCAATAACGTAACACTAATCGGTCGCGTCGTCCGAGACATTGAAGTCAATTCAACCAATAGCGGCAAGTCCGTAGCCTCATTCGCCTTAGCTGTTGACGGCTACGGCAAAGATGCCGACGCCAGTTTTATCGATTGCGTTGCTTGGAATAAAGCAGCCGAATTATTGGCAGAATATGCGCCGAAAGGCAAACAGATTGGCATAACCGGCAGATTGCAAACCAGAATCTGGGAGAAAGATGATATCAAGCGTAAAGCGACTGAAGTCGTCATCGATCAGTTCCAGCTTTTGAGCGACGCCAAGGGCGGCAATAACACCGCACCAGCGACTGAGCGATATGCTGAGGAGGATACTAAATCAGCAAGCACAACGACTAATCAAGCAGCAAAATCAAGCGAGGATGTCGACCTCGATGCGCCGATTGATTTGAGCGAAATACCATTTTAATAAATAAGGAGGGCTATGACGGAAACGAAGAGCGGCGGCAGGAAGACTGCCGCAACAATTCTCGCAAAAAATCCAAACTTCTACCGTGAAATTGGCAGAAAGGGCGGATCGGTAGGCGGCAAAAAAGGTTTTGCACTTAATCCAGAACTGGCACGTATTTGCGGTGCAAAGGGCGGCCGAATCAGCAAACGCAGATCTAAGCAAGACATTGAGTTGGCTGAATTTGAAAAAACCGCGCCGTACGGCAGATGTAGCATGTGTAATTTAGCACTCATCAAATCTGACGCTGAGCGAAATGACTATCCAGACATGCACGAAAACTGTATGTATGAGAGGTTTGGAGATTAAGGCGTCGTGACTAAAAAAGCACTTCGCAAGAAGCAGCGCCGCAAGCGTAATAAACTGGAGGCTACGTAATGTCCCTGATGAATTGCACATTCACCGTTCGCTGGAGCGACGACAAAAACAAGCCGCACGCGAAAACCTACGATACCGAAGATGATGCTAAGAGAGCTAAAAAATGGCTGCTGGAGCACGGCGTTCGGAGCGTAGACATCGCTGTCAAGATAAACAATAAGCCAGCCGGCAGTCTGAAAGACGACAAACAGTCTGAGACTGAGGCTGAGCAGAAAGGATTTTGGTGGGAGAAGTGATTGACGACAATCAATTCGACATATTCCAATGGGCAAACTGGGCTGATGCTAATAAGAAAGATCTGCTCATCGACCTGTTTATTTTCAATAAAAACTTTACACCATACGTGTTACCGCTGAAGACATCGGCCATAGAAGACCAAATGCGATCATTGTTTCTTTACGACATGATCAATTTTGTGGAGACTGGAGCAGCAGTTGGATTGTCTGTCAGGGACTACGCGACAAACGATCAAATGGAAAATGTTTTGCTATACAGCGAGCTTGAGAGCATTCAGCGTGCCGACACGCTCATCTATCTTCTTGGCGATGACAATATTGCTGAGTTCAATGAGAAAGAACACGAGATGAAGCGTATGCACGGTATTGTAGCGCGGTTTAGCGACCCAAAAGATCCAGACAAGACCTTTTACATCGCCAAACAGCTGCAGCGGTCGCAGATGTTGAGCGGAAGTCTCACGTGGCAAGTTAGCGGCAGTGACTTTGGCGAGCTTAATGCCGACGCAGCATTTAAGATACCAGCCAACAATCAGGTATTGATCGCTGGCGGGAAAGTGTTTGCGTTTAATCCAAAGAAGTTTGTCAATTTGTTCAAACAAGATCCATCAAGCGACGCTGCAACAAAGCAAGTCATTGATCTTTTGATGAAAAAGTTTGCACTGAACTTGCCTGAGGGGTTGTCATTCGCAGAGTTGGCTGACCGCAACAAATCACTGACTACTATGTTGATGAAGTTGGATGTTGAGCATTTGCCTTGTAAGGAAAGAGTTGTCGATTACGCCGAGGAAATGGATTTGGCGCTTATGTCAGACAATCACGACGGCATTATTATCATGGATAACCGTGACGCAATGATGTTCGTCAATATTCTGGCCGACAATTACGTCGATAGCAATCTGACTGATTTACGCTACCTCGTGACTGGCAAGAAGCGGATTGATAGCGATTCGCAGATGAATATGAATATATAAAAGCCATTGACCGATGACCTGTCATATGTCAATAAACTGGGCAATCGGGTACGATTTGTACCCAGTAGAACATTAACAATTCAACCGTAGAACTGGACAGATGACTATTTTGCCACCCGAGTCGTCTGTTCAACTGGCGACATCAACCTTAAAGTAATTAACTCACTTAATGATATACAAATTGGTGTTGTCAACTGGCTATATAAGTGGCGGAATAGGTAGACGCTATACCCAACGGTAAGTCCTCAAACTGCGCATTTGGGGCAGAACGTGGAATGTTCGGTGACGGGAGTTCCAAATCCGACTTAAAGCAAAGCGACGTGGCATGTGATGTGACTTTACGAAACCTAATTCCCTCACATTCGAGGAAATTAAAACTCGGCAAATCATCATCTTATATAGCCAACCAGTTCTGCGGTTGAGTTAAACGATAAGACAAGGAGAATATTTATGAAAGATGTAATTTATCTAGTTGTCAACGCTAATCAAGTAGTTAGAATGACTAAAACACTACCAAGCCTTAAGCGTGGCGAAGTGCCAATTAAAGTTTCAGTTAGTGTTGATGATAACGCATTTAGCACGCCGACGATCTCACGAGAGGTCATCGTCACCGACTGGCAGAAAGACGTACGGCTTAATGATTTAGAGCTTCGTCAGAACTTTATCACGGAAGAAGAGGCTGAGATAATTAAGAGCCGTCGGCTAGAGAGAATGCAGGAGATATTATCAAACAATGGTTATACAGTTGTTTCCAATTCGGTAGACGATGTCAACTAAACCACTAATTTATGGACATAGAGAAAGAAAATGATAATGATTTATGAAGCAGAAATTGAGCAGATCATAATGGGAAAGCTCTTTATTAAAGCCGACAGTCTTGAGCAAGCAAAACAAGTCGCCGAGCGATGCGTACAAGACGAACAAAACCTCGTAAATGTCGATTTTGACGAGATTTGGGGCTATGACGTTAGAGATGTGTCAGAGTCAGATTCCGCTGGTGATGCAGAGATTATCAAGGCGGAGGACGTGCTATGACAAAAACGAAGTTTAATATTCGTTGGATTGAAGCAGGTATTATCGTAGTGATGGCTTTACCAGTTATTGCCGCTCTAGCCATGCTTATTGTTTTGCAATTTCAATCGTTCGAGCAAGAGACACAAAACAAGAACACTGAAGCCCGCTGTAAAACGGTTGGTGGTCAAATGGGCTATTCGAAATGCTACAAAAATGGAAAAGAAGTATGAAGATATCAGATATTCCAGAGGATGACCTTGTTTTTCTGAGGTCAGATGGAACTCCATCGGAAAATGCTATTTATACTCAAGAAACCAAAGATGGTGAGATTATGTTTTTTGAATTACTAGGGCAGTCAAAGCTCAACGGGATAAAGCTAACTATCGACGGCAAAGAACCATATCGCAGATTACTTATTCGTCTAGTATATCCAGCTATCAAAAATCAACCAACAGTCAACGAAAGGAAATCTAAATGAAAATCTATAATGTTGGCAAAGACCCCTTAAATGAATACGATTTAGAATATTTAGACAAAGAAGTTTACGAATATTTTATCTACAATTATGTAGGCTGTGGGTACGATGGAATCGGAGCGGCAGTACTCAAAGATAACAATGGTAAGTTTATGTTTATAGACTTAGGTCATTGTAGCTGTTATGGTCCGATAGAGTATCCTAATCCGAAATGCATCTATTCACTAGAAGAAATAATTAAGTTGTTAGATAAGCGTTGTCAAGATGTATATGGCAGTGAGTATATCAAAGATGTTGCTAAAAAGTTTAAGGAATTAGAAGGACTAAAATAATGCCTAATCTCGCAAACATAGATAATCCATACGAAGACCAAGAGCAAGAGGCGTTTGTCAAATGGCTGGATGATAACGGCTATCCACGTTTCAGAGTGCCTAACGAAACATACACCAAAAGCCACAAACAGCGAATCAAGAATAAGAAGCTTGGCGTGAGTTCTGGGGTGCCTGACTTGGCTGTAGTTGTGCCGGATGTCTGGTATGGATACGGCGACAATGTGCCTCGAGAGGATCTATCATCATATACCAATACATACGCAAATCGTTTGGTATTCATCGAAATGAAACGCAAGAAAGGAGGTGTAACATCAACAAATCAAAAGAAGTGGATTAAAACGCTCAATGAGGCTGGTGTTCAGACTGTTGTTTGTAAGGGTTGTGATGCGGCGATTGAGTTTATTGAGTCAATAACTTGAGAGGTTTATGACTGAAGTGGAACGCTTGACTGCTTGATAAAACAGTCAAAGCATTTTATAGCTAGGCGCTGGTGAGATTGAGCGGTTGGGAGGCCGCGATTGCCAGCGCCTAATCTGTATATTTCAGAGGTAGAGGAGGGATAACAAACATGGTAAAGTGGCTAAAAATTGACAAACAAGATAAGACGAGGCGACGCCGTCAGGAGATCGGGCAGGTCGCCATTTATTATATTTCGAAGCAGGCAATTATTATTGGCGACGAGCGAAAATGCAAGCCGTTGTCGCACTACATTCTCTTGCAGTCTTGGCAAGACCGAAACAAGAAACCATACCAAAATATGCTGCGTAAGCTACAAAGCACTAAAGACTTGACTCTCATGCAAGCACAGCTCATCGCAAATAGCTACGGTGTACACATCTCAGCCGTTTCCAAGCAGTCAATACCAAAGGAACTACGCGTCAATCTCTAGAATTGTAATCATGAAAGACGACTTCAAATCATGTCCTAAATGCGGCCGAAAATATAAGCGGCAAGACAACTACGATATTCACGTAGCCAGCTGCAAACGCACGTCACCATCGACTCATGGTGGAGCCAGAAAAGGCAGCGGCGGAGTCAAAGGCAAAAAGACTCAAAAGGTTCTCGACCGAATGAAAGAGAAGCAGCGGATTTTAGACCGAATCACTAGGAACGCTGACAAGCTATACGAAGCACAGTTTCGGCTGGCTACTGGCGTGCAGTTGTTGTTTGTGATCAGGACTGATCGCAAGGGTAATCGGTTACCGGCAGAGCAAGTCACCGACCCTGAAACTATTGCGGCATTTCTCGATGGCGAGCTGGACGGTGTGGACGACGAGTATTATTTCATTGCCACGCAGAAGCCAGACAACAAGGCTATTAAGGACATGCTCGACCGAGCATTTGGCAAGCCGGTTGATCACGTTGACCTATCTGTCGATGTTCGCGAGAAACAGCCGCCAAAGATCGTCTCGACTATCAAGCCGCGCAAAACGAAAGGCGAATAGTTTATGTCGCTAGAATTAAAGCCGAAGCAGCAAAGCGTTGTCGATATTATTAACGACTGTCCCGAAGTCGATACTATTTATTTGATTGGTGCCGTTGGAACTGGCAAGACAGACATTGCGGCGAGTATCGGTATCGATATTTGCGACACATTTGAGAAGACATACTGGACGGTGTTTCGCAAAAATATCAGCACGGCGAAGCGATCGGTGATTCCGTCGTATCTGACGATGCTTGATCGCAAAAACTTCAAAGAGGGCGAGGACTACACATACAACGGTCAAGACTATGAAATCAAGTTTCCTAACGGCTCAAAGATTGGATTTGTGGAGGCGGATGAGACGAAAGACAGGAGCGGTCAGAAAATTAAGGGTATCAACGCCAGTGCTAGTCACATCGACGAGGCTGACGAATTGTCGCTGACGATGTTTACCACGGCCAAATCCCGTAAAGGACGCCGCAACACTAACGGACAGCCGAGCATCGCCATTATCACCCTCAACCCAAACGATGTTGAGCATATTAAAGAGGTGTACATGCGCTGGAAGTACGGCGGAAACGGCAAATATGAGCCGCTACCGCCAAATATTCGTGTGGTCGAATTCGATTTGTCAGACTCGTGGCAGATGCAATCAGACATTGATGCAATGATGACCAATCCGACATGGTGGGTTGAACGGTACCTGAAAAACAACTGGGAGTACCAAGACGAGAGCAAGACGATATTTCGTTCGAGTATTTTCGCCAAAGCAATCGTCAAGAGCTACGAGCCAGGACGTAAGACGACCGGCTACGACGTGGCACGTGATGGCGTTGACCGCAGTGTGGCGGCAGACTGGGAGAACCTGACACTGATTGATGGCAGCATCACGAAAGATTCAAGTGAGCAGATGGAAACAGGCAAGCAGGCAGAGTGTCTGATTGATCATTCAGATAACTTCGCGATTGGCTACGAGAATATTGCGGTTGACGGTGTGGGTGTGGGCGTTGGTGTTATTGACGGCGGTAAAGACCGCGGTGCTGAGTTTGCCGTGTTTAAGTCGGGCTTTGCACCTGACCCATTTCTGACATTCGGTGACGAGCCAAAGAGCCGAGAGGATGCTGAGCGTTCACAGGAGCTGATGGCGTTTAATAATTTACGATCACAGGTGGCATACATGCTGGCAATGGGGCTAGATAGCGGCAAGGTGAAAATTCTCGATAGTTTTCCATTCCTCAATGAGTTTATTAAGGAGGCACAGATGCACCACCACGAATACAAAGACAAGGTGTTCGTGTTGGAGTCTAAGGAATCAATCAAGAAGCGGCTCGGCAAATCTCCTGACATATTTGACTCTGTACTGATGGGCTTTTGGCTGCAGTTGCGGCATGAAGTGGTGATGGAGTGGGGCGGGATTATGTAATCCGTATATTTACAGTTAGAGGACTATATGAAATTGAAAGACTTTTTGCGCAAATTAAAGTTTCAAAAGCCAGACAGGGATACTGTCATTGAGGCGTGGATAGGGCTGCTGATGTTTGTCGGCGTGCCATTTTGTATTTGGCTATATTACGGCGGCAAGGTCGCCACAGTGGTGTTTGTCAGTGTGCAGCTGATATTTTGGTCGGTTTATTTATACAGGAGCAATAAGTAGATGGGAATTATTAAAACAGCTATGGGATTAAGGGGCGAGCGCCGGGTGAGTGGTGTCGACCCCGCTTTTCAAAGATTATCGATGTTTGATCATTACCGAGCCAGCAGTTACGCGACGGCTTATCCTAACATTCGCACGATTGCCAACAAGTACATGACGGTGCGGCCGTTTGCGATTGACGGCAACGGTAAGCAAGTGCCGCATGAAGTCATCAATGCACTGTATCACCCGAATAAATCTGACAGCTCCGTAGCGTTCGCCGAGAAGATAGCTGTATCAACGCTATCGCTGCGTAAGACGTACATTTTGGTTTGGAGTAACTATGGTGGAGTAGCAAAGCCTGGCGGTGATTTTATGGGGCAGGGTGGCAAGAATATTGCTGGTTTCACGTTCTTGGAGTTTCCGCGGGTTGAACGAGTTGGCGATAAGACAACATACACAGTCGGCACACAGACGTTTACTGAAGATGAAGTGTTGGTATTGCCTGGTGGTGTCGATCCAAACGACTTGTACGCTGGGTATTCTCCATCTGAAGCCTCACGCCGCTGGGCGACACTCGATGATTACATCGCCGATTTTCAGGCCGGCTTTTTCGAGAATGGAGCAGTACCGGCCGGGCAATTCATTATTACCGCACCAACACGGCAATCATTCCAAGAGAGTGTGGCGATGTTGCAAGACGCTCATCGCGGAGCAGGGAGCAACAACAACGTTACATACACGCACCGACCAGTTGACTCTAAGACCGGTAAACCGTCGACTACCGCAGCTGTTGAGTGGGTGCCGTTCTCTCAACCAAACAAAGATATTGACTTCGAGAACTTATTTAAGCAGGTTGATAGGCGGATTGACACGTCATTTGGCGTATCGGCAATCATGAAAGGCATTGACGACACAGCTACGTACGCTAACGCTCAAGTGTCAAAGCAGGTGTTTGCTGAGAATGTCGTTGATCCGCTACTACTACGCAACTACACACAGTTGACTCACGAGCTGAACCGAATCACTGGTGGTATGGGAATAGCTATTACCTACGAGTTCGCTATCCCGCAGGTCGTCGACGAGGTCAAAGTGCAGGCTGAGGCTGATGATATTCGTATCAATAGCATTCTGAAACTGGAAGCCGCTGGCTACAGTACCAAGAGCATCATCGATGCGCTGAAGTTGCCGAACAACTTTAAGCTACTACGCAAGGGTGACTACCAGCCGCCAGAGATTGAAAATGACAAGCCAGATGTTGACGAGGGCGATGAAGTGGCAGACGCGCCAGACCGCCGCAAGGTTGGCGACACGGGGGTTTGGGGAGAAGCGAACGGCACCAGCCCAAAAGCATCAGCCGATAATCAGCCGCAGACGCTCGATGATTTTGAGCAGCTGATTTATGACGCAACGACTGAGTTTATGCAGAAGCAAGTCGATCGAGCTATCGCTGAATCTCGTCAGACGGCCGAAAACAGTACTGAAGAGGATGATGAGCAAAACGAATTTGCCGAAGCGCTACTTTTGATTATCGTGGCACTGATGATAGTTCAGGGGGCAATTTACTTTGAGGATGGTAAGCAGCTACTGATAGACAACGGTGTATCCACTACTGAGCTAACAGGCTTTGTGGTAGCAGCATCAACACAGGAAGCATACCGAGCCTATCTGCTAAACGTGGCGCGCTCATACGCTGACGATACAGCCGTCTCAATCCGTCGCGCGCTTGATCATGCGGCATCGCACGGCTGGGCACAGTCTGAGCTAGAGGAGAAACTGCGCGGCATTATGAAGACCGACGAATGGCGAGTACAGAGAATGGCTCGCACTGAGATATCACGAGCCGACGCACTGTCAAGCGTTGAGGCGATGAAGCAGATACAAAACCAAACAGGAACGCTGATCGAGAAAGCGATGGAGAGTGAGACCGGCAAGCCGTGCGAATTTTGCGCCACATTGATCGATAAGTGGGTGGCTGTTGACGAGCCGATCCTGAATCTGAATGAGGCAATCATTGGCAGGGACGGCGGCATATTTATCAATAATTTTGCGCAGAATGACGGCTACGACGTACACCCAAACGGACATTGCCACCCGAAATACCGCGTCGTCAAGGCGTATCTCAACGCTGAGCGGCGGATCATTGATGATGAGATGGCTGATCTGGACTTGCGATGCGAGGAGTGCGGCCGCTACCTGAACATCAAGGGTGTTACGCAGATGATCGCACAAGTACGTTGTAGCAACGCGAAGTGCAAACATGTCAATAACATCAAGATCGTAAACGCCGCCTCGACAGATGAGCAGGTGCGTTATGAGTTCGATAAATCGTAATCTGTAGTCTTAGAAATAAGACGAGAGCAAAACGCTCAAATTGGACGGGCAAGCAGGAGTCGAAAGCAAACTTTAACAAGGAAATAAAGCATGAAGTTCTGGAAGTGGAGCAATTCCGTTTCATCGAATAATCAAGAGCTTATACTTGACGGGCCTATCGCGAGCGATACCTGGTGGGGCGACGAAGTCACACCCGACATTTTTCGCGAAGAACTCAAGCAGCACGCGGGCGATTTGACAGTTGTCATTAACAGCCCCGGCGGCGACGTGTTCGCAGGCTTGGCGATCTATAACGCACTTGTGAATCATAACGGAAATGTCACTGTCAGAGTTGATGGTTTAGCGGCGTCGATTGCATCAGTAATTGCGATGGCAGGCGACAAGATTATCATGTCGCCAGGCTCAATGATCATGATTCACCGTCCGTCTGTTTACGCAGCAGGTACGGTTGATGACATGGAGAAAGCCAGAGATGTGTTGCTGAAGATCGAGGAGGGCATCACGCCTATCTACGCCAAGCGAACAGGGCTGAGTGATGAAAAGATCACTGAGCTGCTGGAAGCGGAAACGTGGATGCTTGCCGATAAGGCTGTCGAGCTTGGTTTTGCCGATGAGGTGTCTGAAGCACCAGAGAAGCAAAAGCAAGACGAGGGCGTACAGAATGTTATGGGTATGAACTTTGCATTCAGTATGTCGGCCGTAAAGCAGGCAGATGCCAAGCCAATGCAGAGCCTGGTCGAACAGATCAAGGCAAAAGCAGAGGCTGAGGCAGTCAAGGCGGCGGAGCCGACCGAAGACGCAACTGAACCTGAGACGAAGACTGACGAACCAGCGGCACCGGAAGTCGCGCCAGAGGCTGAGCCTACTGACGAAGCTGAGCAATCAGAGCCGGAAGAATCAACTGATAACAATCCTGAGGAGGATACGGAAATGGAACCGAAAGACATTGCAAAAATGCAAGTTAAAGAACCAGCTGATCCAGCAGCTGTCGACAAAGGTACTGTCGTAAATTATCTGGACACACCAAAGGCGTTAGAAGATTTTGCTGACGTGTTGGTAGCACAAGCAGGTGCTGGTGCGGCTGCTGTTCGCGAAGCGTGGATGGACAAGCTTGAGGCTAACGGTGTACAGATGGCTGTCACTGGTGCTGACAAATTATTCCCAGCCCCAGTTGTTGAGGCAGTTGAGAGTGCATTTAAGGCTGGCGGACCAATTTGGAACCTAGTCGATAAAACTGGACTTGACGCCTACAACACCGCTTGGGACACCAATACTGACGGTGCATTGGGACACCAGGCTGGTAAAGACAAGAAAGAGGCTACGATTGCTATCGAAAACCGTGTGCTTGAAGGTCAGTACATCTACAAGTACCTCACTCTTGACAAGGAAACTATTCGCAAGAACAAGAGTACTGGCTCACTGTTGCGTTACGTATTGCAAGAGTTGCCAAAGCGAATTATCGCAAGTATCGAGCGTGCGATTGTTATCGGCGACGGCTTAGCAGACGCTAGCGATGACAAGATCAAGTCGTTTGTGTCTGTCAAAGCCGACGCTAAGGCTGGCAACGTGTTTGCTAAAACCTATACGCCAAAAACAGGAGAAAGTCGACGTACTGCTATCTTGAATGCACGCGACTTAATCGAGGCTGAGGGCGACGTTTACATCATCGCAAAGCGTGGCTACCTCACTGCCCTGAAAGATGAGCGAGGTACTGACAAGCATATGCTATACACCCCAGGCGTTAACATCTTGGAAGACTTGGAGCTTGCTGGCAAGTTTACGCCACAGTGGTTCAACGACACTAACGACGCCGAAAACGATGCCTACTTGGTTGTATTCAACAAATACAAGGTGGTTGGTGATCAGTCAATTGAAAGCTACACCAACTTTGCGTTGAAGCAAAATAAGCACGAATACTTGCAGGAAATCTTCGCAGGTGGTGGCTTGAGTGGCATCGCAGCAGCAGTGGCTATTAAACACGTAGCCTAACAGAGAGGGGCGTAGAAATGGCAGCATTGGTAACTAAAGAAGATATCGAGGGCGTACTTTTACGCCCCCTTTCTGATACCGAGAATAAGTACTTTGAGCAGTTATTGCAGCAGGCGACGGAGACACTGGAAACACTGCTAGATGTCAAAATGCAGGGTGAGGCAAATACGCCACGTCAGTATGAGACAACTTGCGGCTCACGTTTTCTAATTGTCGATCCGTTCACTAGTCTATTGCCAGAGGTGACGACAGAAAGTGGCAGACCACTGGCGGTCAAGTCAGTGAGTCAAGGCGACGAACTGAACGTCAGCTGGTTCAACGTCATCGAGATGGTTGATCCGCTAGACATTGGACGGTGTATCGTCAAGGCGGCGTGGGGATATGGAACGCCGTTTCCATACGGCTTGAGAATCCTCATTGCAAGGTTATTTGACACGCTGTCAATAGCTAATCAAGGTAGTTTTTATAACAACGTAAAATCCGAAACAGTGCTGAGTCATTCAGTGACGTATGACAACACCAAGCAAGTTGTCGACCAGTTCGCTGAGGCAAACGTTGATCTACTGGCAAAGTTTGTAAAGCCAATCAGCAGTTGCGTGGTGTCTGGCTACACTGATACGCCGCTGAGCCAGCGTGGAGTTCATCGTCATGATATTCCGCGATAACATCACCTTGGTCGCACCCGTAGACGGTGTATACCGCCAGACGGGGGGCGAGCGACACAGTGTGAGGTGCGTCGTCGAGCAGACAAGCGGCTTGACCCGCGGCGGTAGCTACGATGCCATGACAGGCGATGCTAGAGCGTATCTAGACGGTCGAGATAGCTGGTTGTCATCAACTGGATACTCGATTGAGGGA